ATGTTGAGTGTGTGAAAAAGGAGAAGAAAAGATAAGACATGAGTATGAAAATTAACCGCCTCGAGATCGAGAATGTAAAACGTATCAAAGCAGTAAAGCTGGAACCGGCACAAAACGGCTTAACCATTATTGGTGGAGATAACCAGCAGGGCAAAACCTCAGTCCTGGATTCCATTGCCTGGGCACTTGGCGGGGAGCGTTACAAGCCTTCCCAGAGTACAAGAGAAGGCTCCATGGTGCCGCCGAACTTACATATTGTGATGAACAACGGTTTGGTGGTGGAACGTAAGGGAAAGAACAGTGCCCTCAAGGTTACGGATCCGAATGGCCAGAAAGCCGGACAGCAGCTGCTTAATGAATTTGTGGAACAGCTTGCCCTGGATCTTCCAAGATTTATGGAAGCTTCCGGGACAGAGAAGGCGAAAGTGCTTTTGCAGATCATTGGTGTGGGACCTCAGCTTGCAGAACTGGAACAGGAAGAGAAAGAGCTTTACCAGGAGAGGTTATATGTAGGACGTACCGCTGATCAGAAAGAGAAATTTGCAAAAGAGCAGCCTTATTACCCGGAGGCTCCAAGAGATCTGGTGTCACCCTCTGAGCTGATCAGACAGCAGCAGGAGATCTTGGCAAAGAATGGAGAGAACCAGAGAAAACGCAATCAGGCTGCGCAGCTCCGGGATTCTGTGAAGCGCGCCCATGAGGAAGTAATCAGATTGTCTGAGCTTCTGGAAGCAGCTAAGCAGAAACATTTGCAGCTGGTAAAAGATCTGGATATTGCAGAGACTTCTGCAAAGGATCTGACGGACCAGTCCACAGAAGAACTGGAAGCAAATATCTCCAATATCGAGGAAATCAACCGTAAAGTCAGAGCCAACCTAGACAAGGAAAAAGCGGAGGATGACGCCAAAGAGTACCGTACCAAGTACGACAATCTAACAAAGCAGTTGGAAGAGACCAGAGATAAGAAGAACGAGCTTTTGATCTCTGCAGAGCTTCCGCTTCCAGAGCTATCCGTAAAAGATGGCGAGTTGATCTATAAAGGCCAGAAGTGGGACAACATGTCCGGAGCGGAACGGCTGAAGGTTTCTACAGCAATTGTCCGCAAACTGAACCCGCAGTGTGGTTTCGTTCTTCTGGACAAGCTGGAGCAGATGGACAGAAAGACACTGCAGGAGTTTGGAGAGTGGCTGGAAGCAGAAGGACTCCAGGCAATTGCTACCAGAGTTTCTACTGGTGATGAGTGCAGCATTATTATTGAAGACGGTTATGTGATTGGACAGGAACATCCGGAAGAACCACAGCAAAAAGCATGGAAGGCAGGTGCATTTTAAATGGAAATTATCAGAGGCGTGATTCCCTGTGCAAAGAAGGTAGTCATTTACGGACCAGAGGGAATTGGCAAATCCACTTTTGCCAGCAGGTTCCCAGATCCGGTGTTTATTGACACGGAAGGAAGTACCAATTCAATGGATGTTGCGAGACTTCCCAAGGCGTCCAGCTGGCAGATGTTGCTGGACCAGGTGGATTATGTCCGCACACATCCGACTATGTGCAAGACACTGGTCATAGATACCATTGACTGGGCAGAATCTATGTGTATCCGACATATCTGCGACAAGCACAGAAAGTCCGGTATTGAGGACTTTGGTTACGGAAATGGTTATGTTTATGTAAAAGAAGAATTGGGGAAATTCCTCAATCAGCTGACAGAAGTTGTAGAGGCAGGCGTCAATGTAGTCCTTACCGCACATGCACAGATCCGAAAGTTTGAACAGCCGGATGAACTGGGAGCTTATGACAGATGGGAGCTGAAGTTGGGAAAGAAAACTGCTTCCCAAACCTCCCCGCTGATCAAGGAATGGGCGGACATGTTATTGTTTGCCAATTATAAGACATTTTCTATTGCAGTGGATGACAAAGGCAAGAAGCGGAAAGCCCAGGGCGGCGAGCGTGTAATGTACACCACCCACAATGCCTGCTGGGATGCAAAGAACCGCTACGGTCTGCCAGATGAAGTCCCATTCAGTTATGATTCCATCCGGACAATCATTGAGGGAAGTGCTGTGCAAGTGAAAGAAACACAGCCAAAATCCGTACCAGCGCAGCAGCCGGTACATGCTCAGCCAACTGTACAGCCTCGGTCGACTACGGTACAGGAAGTTACAAAGACAGAACCTGCTGTTACTGTTGGGGAGCAGATGAACCTTCCGCTTAATGAACCACAAAAGACTCCGGAACCGACAGCAAGGAGCAGCACCATTGATCCCGGAATCCCTAAAGCTCTACGTGATCTGATGGAGAATAACCAGGTTGATGAATGGGATATCCAGAATGTAGTGGCAGCAAGAGGGTATTATCCCTCTGATGTAAAAATAAAAGATTATGACATGGACTTTATCAACGGCTGTCTGATCGGGGCATGGCCACAGGTTTATGGAATGATCAAAGAAATGAAAGCGACACAACAGGTGCCGTTCAATTAAAGGAGGATAATAATTTATGGCAGCAGAAGGAAGAGAGTTAGGCTGGGAGGATTCTATCAAACAGGATGCCCAGGATTATGAGCCGATTCCAGAAGGGGATTATAACGTAACAATTGAGAAATTTGACCGCAGCAGATCTAAAGGTGAGGGTAAGCTCCCTCCATGCAATATGGCAGTTGTTTATTTTACGGTGCATGTTCCAGAACGTGAAGTTACCATCCGGGAGAATTATGTACTGCATACCAGTTTGGAGTGGAAGCTGTCTGAGCTGTTCCGTGGTGTAGGCCTTAAGAAGGAAGGCGAAGAACTCCGGATGGACTGGAGTGCACTTCCTGGCAAGACTGCGCGCGCCAAGATCGGACTGAAGCCTGGAATTAAGGATCCAAACAAGAAGTTCAATTACATTGAAAAGCTGTATCCAAAGGATACCAGTAAACCTGCATTTACACCGGGAGGCTTTTAAAAATGGAACTAAGGCCGTATCAAAAAGAAGCGAAGGAAGCTATTTTTGAACAGTGGGACAGCGGGGTGTTAAAAACCCTGCTGGTCCTTCCTACAGGCTGTGGAAAGACTGTGGTATTTGCCAAGGTAACAGAGGAATGTGTCCGTAAAGGTGACCGCGTACTGATCCTGGCACACAGAGGGGAACTGCTCGATCAGGCAGCAGATAAGCTGATGAAGACAACCGGGCTTGGATGTGCCTTGGAAAAGGCAGAAAGCTCCTGCCAGGGCAGCTGGTTCCGGGTAGTGGTTGGCTCTGTACAGACATTGATGAGAGAAAAGAGGCTGGGAAGTTTCCCGGCTGATTATTTTAATACCATCATTATTGACGAAGCCCATCACTGTATATCTGACAGCTATCAGAGAGTGCTGCAGCATTTTCCGGAAGCACAGGTGTTAGGCGTAACGGCAACGCCAGACCGTGGGGATATGCGGAACCTTGGCGTATATTTTGAATCCCTGGCTTATGAGTACACCCTTCCTAAGGCAATCAAGGAAGGATACCTGTCCCCGATCAAGGCGCTGACAATTCCACTAAAGATCGATATGAGCAGCGTTTCTGTACAGGCAGGGGACTTCAAGGCAAGTGAGATTGGTACTGCGCTGGATCCATATCTGGAAGGAATTGCCCAGGAGATGCAGAAATACTGCATGGATAAAAAAACTGTGGTATTTCTGCCGCTGGTAAAGACCAGCCAGAAGTTCCGGGATCTCCTAAATGCTTATGGTTTCCAGGCTGCAGAAGTAAACGGAGACAGCCAGGACAGGGCTGAGATATTAAAAGATTTTGATGCTGGTAAATACAATGTGTTATGTAATTCCATGCTCCTGACAGAAGGCTGGGACTGCCCATCCGTTGACTGCATTGTGGTATTAAGACCTACAAAAGTAAGAAGCCTTTACTGCCAGATGGTGGGACGTGGCACCAGGCTGTCACCAGAAACAGGAAAAGATCATCTGTTGCTGTTGGATTTCCTTTGGCATACAGAGCGGCATGAACTGTGCCACCCCGCAAGTCTGATCTGTGAGAATGAAGAAGTAGCCCAGAAGATGACGGAGAACCTGGAACGAGAAGCCGGCATAGCTATTGATATTGAAGAGGCGGAAAAGACTGCCTCAGAAGATGTAGTCGCACAGCGTGAGGAATCCCTGGCTAAACAGTTAGCAGAGATGAAGAAACGGAAAAAGAAGCTTGTGGATCCGCTGCAGTTCGAGATGTCTATTCAGGCAGAAGACCTGTCCAGTTATGTTCCGTCTTTTGGATGGGAGATGGGACCGCCATCTGACAAACAGAAGCAGACACTGGAAAAGCTGGGAATCATGCCTGATCAGATTGAGAATGCAGGGAAGGCAGCTAAGATTCTTGACCGTTTGGACAAGCGTAGAAATGAGGGGCTTACTACCCCGAAGCAGATCCGCTTCCTGGAGGGCAGGGGATTTAAACATGTGGGGACCTGGCAGTTTAACACAGCCAAGAATTTAATTGACAGGATTGCCGGGAACGGATGGAAGATCCCGAACGACATTGTACCACAGGAATATAAAGGAGCATAAACATGGAGCAGAGGACAAGCCTTACAGAGATAATTGAATACATCGATCCCGGTTCCCTGAACTATCAGGACTGGGTGAATGTCGGAATGGCACTGAAACTGGAAGGCTATCCGGTAAGCGTCTGGGATCAGTGGAGCCAGAAGGACTTTGGACGGTACCATGCCGGAGAATGTGAGAAGAAGTGGAGAAGTTTTTCCGGTTCCTCCTCTCCGGTAACTGGTGGGACTATTGTACAGATGGCAATGGAGCGCGGGTGGGTGCCGGAAAAAGGTCATGAGCTGGATTGGAACGATAGCATACCGGTAGACAGTGACCGTGTAGTAGTGGATAAGAACTGGCTGGAAGGCAGGGAAATCCAGGAACCAAAGAACTGGAACCCGACAGAGCAGCTGATCACATATCTGGAAACCCTGTTTGAAGCCGGGGAAAACGTAGGGTATGTAACTGGAAGCTGGGAAAAGACAGACGAGAAAGGTACCAGATGGCTTCCGCAAAAGGGAAGCTGGGACCGTACTGCAGGACAGCTGATCGAGCAGCTAAATGCCTGTAAAGGCGACATTGGAGCTGTGCTGGGTGATTACAATCCGGAAGCTGGCGCGTGGATCCGTTTCAACCCACTGGATGGAAACGGCTGTAAAAACGAAAATGTAACGGAATACCGGTATGCCCTTGTAGAATCTGACCACATGGAAATTGACCAGCAGAACGCCATCCTACGTGAGCTGGAGCTTCCCATTGCCTGCCTGGTGTATTCCGGAAAGAAAAGCCTTCACGCAATCGTGAGGGTGGATGCAGCGGATTATGGCGAGTACAGGAAGCGCGTTGATTATCTGTATGAAGTCTGCCAGAAGAACGGGATTGATGTAGATACCCAGAACCGGAACCCTTCCAGATTGTCCAGGATGCCCGGTGTAGAACGTGGGGAAAAGAAGCAGTTCATTGTGGATACCAACATAGGAAAATCCTCCTGGAATGAATGGTATGAGTGGGTTGAAGGGGGGAAT